AGGACCACACATAGCCGATGCTAAGCACAGGCTAGCCCCTCCAGCGCTTAATGCACGAACCTCCCCACCCGAATGCACTAAGCCTCGGGCCGCTTTGACCGACAATGGTCAAATGAGCCAGAATCCGGCCCAACAGGTAAAGATAGGCTGACGAGATGCTGGAACATTGCCCGACACCGCAACTTCGCGACCATGTGAAGAAGTTAGCGGCAGTTGGCACCCCGATCAACGCAATTGCAGGCATGATCGGCGTAGCGCCCAACACGCTCCGCAAGCATTATGACAGCGAGATCGAGTACGGGCGGGGGCTGGCGGCGGCAAAAGTGATGTCGGTGGTCTACCGCAAGGCGATCGAGTACGAGCACCCGCAGCAGCTCGGGGCGGCCCAGATGTTCATGAGGCAGACCGGGTTTGAGCCAGCTCAGGAGGTGAACCTGAACCACTCTGGCGGCGTGCTGGTGACGCCCAACACGATGACCCCGGAGGAGTTCGAGCAGGCAGCGATTGAGCAGCAGGGCGCCGTGGTGGCCGACATCGCGGAGGAGATGGCCAACGACCCGTTGCTGAACAAGGCGGGCAGTGGCTGATCTGAACAAGGTCAGGGAGCCGATACCGGGAAGCTCGCAGGAGCTTTTCGTCCGCTGCCCCATCGAAGAGATTCTCCTGTGCGGGACCCGTGGCGCGGCCAAGTCCGAGAGCGTGCTGATGAAGTTCGCCCAGCACTGCGGGCGAGGCTATGACGCCTTCTGGCAGGGCCTGATCTTCCGCCGTGAGTTCAAGCACCTGCACGACATCGTGCAGAAGGCGAAGCAGTGGTTCCCGCTGATGGCCTACAAGCCCCGATTCTACGAGTCGGCCTCCACCTACAAGTTCGTCTGGCCACGGGGCGAGCAGCTACTGTTCCGCCACTTCAAAGGCCCCGGCGACTACGACTCGTTCCATGGCCACGAGTACCCGTTTCAGGCATGGGAGGAGCTGACAGGCTGGCCGGACCCGGAAGGGTATATCCTGATGCAGTCCTGTATGCGTACCAGCTACGTCCCCGAGAACAACGTGATCGTCCCCGGCCTGCCCATCCCGATGCACCAATGCGCCACCACCAACCCCTCAGGGGTGGGCCACAACTGGGTCAAGCGGCGCTGGAACCTGCCGAACTACGGTCAGGTCATCACTGACCCGGATACTGGCCTGAAGCGCATCGCCATCTTCGGCACGCTGGCCGAGAACCCGCACGTCGATCCGCGCTACGTCCAGCGAATCAGGGCCATCAAGGAGCCGAACAAGCGCAAGGCGTGGGTCTATGGCTCGTGGGACATCACGTCCGGGGGCATGTTCGATGACATCTGGGACAGCGCCAAGCATATCCTGCGGCCCTTCCGCATCCCCCATAGCTGGACGGTGGACAGGGCCTTCGACTGGGGGAGCGCCAAGCCGTTCTCGGTTGGTTGGTGGGCCACCTCAGATGGCTCGGAGGCCACCATGGCGGATGGCTCGAAGCGCACCTTCCCGGCTGGCTCCAAGTTCCGCATCTTCGAGTGGTACGGGGCGGAAGACGATCAGGATAACGTGGGCCTCCACTACACCAGCGACAAGATCGCTCGCGGCATACTGGAGCGCGACAAGTTCGTCGTCACGCACTTCGGGCAGGAGCACCGGGACAGGTACGCGCTGAACATTCGACCCGGACCTGCCGATTCGTCTATCTTTGACACCATCGACCGGGTGAACATTGCCCGAGACATGGCCAAGCTGGGCGTGCGATGGAAGAAGGCAGACAAGCGGCCCGGATCGCGCAAGAATGGCTGGGCTGTGATACGCGGGATGCTCGAAGCGACGGTAGAGAATCGCGATACCCCGCACCTGTACACGTTCGACACCTGCCCACACTTCATCCGGCTGTTCCCGATCCTGCCCCGCAGCGAGAAGGACTTGGATGACGTAGACACCGAGGCCGAAGACCATATTGGAGACGAGACGCGGTACGAGATACTGCGCCCGTCAGGTAAGGCGGCAACCGTCAATGCCGTGGGCATATAGGGCAGGCTGAGCAGGCACAGGCGCTGCGAGGACCCCGGAGGATAGAGCAATGCCAGTAGACACAGAGCACGCCAAGTATCGCGGCGTCGATTACACGCTGATGGACGACGTGGCAGCGGGTGAGGCCCAAGTGAAGAGCAAGGGCGCAACCTACCTGCCAAAGACTCCGGGCCAACTCGCGGCAGAAGACGACCCGAACCTCGACCCTGACGGGAACCGATACAAGGTCTTCCGGCAGATGGCGAGCTTCCCTGATCTGGTGGGGCCTGCTGTGGACGCCATGATTGGTCTGGCCCATCAGGGTCCGGCTGAGTTCGAGCTGACCCCGAAGCTGCAAAGCATGGAGCAGAACGCGACGCGGGATGGCCAGAGTCTGGCGACCGTGGCGGCAAGGGTGACGCGGTACATCCTGCTTCACGGGCGCTGCCCGATCCTGCCTGACGTGGACGAGCAGGGCATCCCCTACCTGTCGGTCTACACCGGCGCGGCACTGCGGAACTGGCGCACAGCCTACGCTGGAATGCGCGAGAAGGTGGTGCTGGCCGTGCTGGCTGAGGCTTACGAGAAGGAGAACCCGAACGACAAGTACAAGGCCGACGAGGAGACCCAGTACAGGGTGATCGAGCTTGACCCTGACTCGAAGGGCCTGAAAGCCACGGTGTATCGCAAGGATGGCGGCAACTGGGTGTCCGTCGAGGAGCTGGTATCCCAGCAGCTCACTGCCCTCGAAGAGGTCCCCATCGTGGTGCCGGGGTCGATCGACCTGACGCTCGAACCAGACGACCCACCCCTGTGGGCGATGGCTGGCGAATGCCTGAAGGCGTACAACATCTCGGCCCACCATAAGCACCTGCTGCGCCTGATGGCCCAGCCCACCCCGACGTTCACCGGGATCGACAAAGAGGACGCACCGAATGGGATCGGCTCGGAAATCCTGAACATCTTCCCCGATGCTGGGGCACAGGCTTTCTACATGGAGGTTTCAGGCACCGGGGTTGCGGCCATGAAAGAGGCTGAGCGGGATCACATAACCTCTGCGATGCAATACGCTGCCCAGCTCGTTCCGACGTTCGCGGGCGAGGCCGCAGAGTCGCTGAGGATCAAGGCTGGCGGGCGCACTGCCACGCTGGCCTCGTGCGTCTCGATGGGGGCGGCCGGGATCGAGAAGGCGCTGAAGTTCTGCGCCATGATGGTGGGCGATGACCCGGATAAGGTCTCCTACAAGCCGAACCTCGACTTCACCCGCGCTGACGTGGATGCCACCATGCTGACCCTGCTGCATGGGATGGTCATGTCTGGCATGGTGCCACGCGACGTGCTGTGGGAGAGCCTGAGGCGCGGCAAGCTCACGACGCTGGACAACGAAGAGCTGGAGGCTGCGATTGAGCAGGGGGCGCAGACTGTAGCGGCGCAACTTGGGGGTGGGAATGGGAGTTCTGGAGGCAGCGGTTCTGGCGCTGGGGTGGATGATAGCGGGAATGGGGATAGCGGCGGCGCTGGTGATCGTGACCAGAAACCTGCTTGACGCGATCCATGAGTATCGAGAAGCTCATCGACGACGTGACCCGCCGAAGTAGCTACCTGTCGCGCTACTCCACCGGGGTGGTGCGTAAGGTTCTCGGGGTGGTCTACGAATACGAAGCCCAGCTCGCGGCCGACCTCGCGGATGTTCTCGGTGGCCTGTCGCAGTCTGAGGTCACTGCCCTGCTCAAGGGCGACTACACCACCTCCCGGCTCAAAAAGCTCGACGACCTGCTGAAGGAGTTCACCACCAAGTACGGGTCGCTGATCGAAGACACGCTCGGCGCTGAAGCGAAGGCCATCGCACGCTTCGAGTCTGACTACACTCGCGGGATCGTCAGCCGCATCGTTGGTGACGTGGCCATGGAGGCGCCCCTCTCGCTGGAGATGATCCACTCCGCTGCCACGCAGGGTCCGGTTGTCGGCAAACTTCTTAAAGAAGAGCTACTTGGGCTTGATTCGTCCACAAGGACATCTATACTGTCGGCAATACGATCTGGTTTTCTCTCCCAAGACAGCGTATCGGGGATGGTGAGCACCATCCGGGGGACACGCGATGCGCGATACCTTGACGGTCTTTTGAACACCTCGCGGCGGGCTGCCGAGAGGATGGTCAGGACCGCGATCAACCACTACGCAACGGTGGCCCGTGAAGAGACAGTGAAGTCTCTCGGCTACACCCACATCATCTGGGTGTCTGTGCTGGACGGGCGCACCTCAAAGATATGCGCGGCAAGAGACGGGTGGATCATGCCTGTCGATGAAGGCCCAAGGCCACCCGCGCACCCGAACTGCCGGTCCACGATCATCCCCCAGCTAGACGACATGGGCGGGATAACTCGCGGCTGGCTCCGCTCAGACAAGCCATTCGGGAAAATCCCCAAAGGGGAGCG